TTTAGCGCCTTGCTGACCAAAACGAATGAGCTTGACCCGATCACCTTCCTTCGCCAGAACAACGTGACTCTTTTTCGGATGGCTTGGTGTGCGCTTCGGCTTGTTAAAGGTTGACAGGCCATAGCGTTCAAGACGCGGGTCTTTCTTCGCCATTACTTTTTCTTGCCCTTAGGCGCTGCCCTCAGCTCAGAACGTTTTTTCAAAACAGGGTTGCCTGTGCTCTCTGATTTGATGGCAACAATGGGATCACCCTTTGCGCCACGACGTGTCACAGTGCCACCGCTTGGCCCTTTAACGCTATACGAGCCTTCGCCTTTGACACTGGTGACAGTGCCATAGGTACGCGTGCCGCCATACGTCCAACTGACGCGAGAACCCTTCTTCATTTTTTCTTGCCTCCCTTCTTCCGCTTACCTGCAGGTTTCTGAGGCTTCTTGGGCCCGCTGTAACTAGGCATCAGGCAGCTCCCTTGTTCCCTTCTGTTTTAGCAGCTTTCTGCTTTGCTGTGGTCTTCGGCTTGGCCTTGGGCTGCTGGCCTTCGACTGTGAACTGAAATTTACTGTGCAGCTTTGCCATTGGGATTTCACGGGTTGACACTTTTAATCTACGCTCTCTTGGCTTTGTCAACAAATTTGATGCCGGTATCGGCCAGCAAGGTCTCAAGGAACCCATCATCGCCAGGCTTCAAGCCCTTGGGATAATCCTTAGGATCAGCTTTACCAATTGCTGGCGGCGTCCTGAATCGCTCGTCGTGTGGTGTGGTCATAGCTGCTCCAAATCAACAATCCAGCTAAAACGACCATCTTTGGTGGCCCCCTTGCTGATTTCTTCCTTGGTGACGCCTTTAAGCTTATACCCAACTCCTTTCGGCATCAAGACCTCTTGCTCATTCTCAAATTCAGACAAGGCGCTCACGTCAACACCGCGCTTGTTCTTCGTGCGGAAGATGACACGCTGACCACTTCCCCTGCCAAATTCGAGTTTGGCGTCAGAAGTCCAGCTTTCCATAGCTAACGTTTCCTTTCCTGTCTTAAGGCCAGCCAAGATTTCTTCCAAGGCATCCTGCTCTACAACCACAGAACGGTAGACCTCTCCTTTGTACTTAGGCGCACGCTTGAGGAAAGCCTCAATGTCGGCTGCGTCGTCTGCCAACAAGTTGTTTTTTTTGTGTATGTTGACTTGAGCTTGCTCATACGCAGAAAGTTTTTTACCTGCCTTCTGTGCTTGGCGGAACTGCTCCGCTCGCATCTCTCTGTAGCTTTCGCCCGTATAACTTTTAAGGGCCTCTCTAGGCGGCTTTGATTTAGCAAGAGCCGGAGCCAAGTCTAAGGTGTCGCCATCTGAAGCCAAAAATTTCTTGAATTGCTCTGCTTTAGCTTTTTGCTGCGCCGCATATTGAGGACTTTTGAGCTTAAGGGCTTCCAATTCAGCCTTGGTTTCCTTGGCTTTCTTGCCAATGGCAACAACATCTTTCTTGTTGGAAGCACTGAGAAGCTCCACATTTAACTTCTTAAATTCTGCTTCCTTTGCAGAAATCTGAGCATCAAGATTTACCGGCACTGCCTTAGGCTTCGGCGCTGGCTTTGGTTTTGGCTTGGGCTTTGGCTTGGGTTTTGGGGCCGCTGCTTTCTTGCCTTTTGTGATTTTGTCCGGGTCGCCGTAACGCAAACGCAGCTGCTGCAGGCTTACCTCTGAGCCGTCCTCACGCATAAACCGCTGCATTGCTCCATCGGGCCCGTAGCGATCTGCTAATCGGTTGAAATATCTTGCTTTTTGCTTACCGCCTTCTGATACTTTGCCACCGTTAAGCATCCGCACCTGAGCGTCACTAGGCTCAAATCTCGACTTGCGTCCACTCTTAGTGCCTGCTCGTAAATCATGAATGTGCTGTGCCGCGCTTACATTTACGGGAACACGCCCTCCATCAGGCTTCTTAGAATTTGGTTTTGATTCAGTTGTTGGCCTATATCCTTGCGTGTTTGGCGGGGGGCTAAACCCTAAGCCTTCATAATCTATAACCGGAACAGTTGTTGACCGACAGTTAAAGTGTGGCGGGCTAGCAGGCGTTGGCCCTTTGCCGTACTCATAAACGGTTTGATCTAAATTACGACAGATAGGAGACGTGCGACTGTCTAGCGTTGCTACCCATCGATATTTTTTTGTGACGTCAGAATTTGATTCGTAAACCTTGTAACTTGCAGCGTTCGCTGTAGCGTTAACACTTGTTCGGACCAGCGTCCTCACTTGGTGCTTGGCTAGTTTCCACGCATTACCACTTTGGGCTAAAGCGACTTGTCTAGGCGTCAAAGCTTTGGTTGAAAACCCTAACTCTCCATACAAAGACCGGGCGATTGAAGTTGTACTTTCGCCCGTCAGCAGGCCATCCAACACCGCACGAGAAAACAACTCGCCTTGTCGCTCTGCTAAACCACGAAACGCCTTCTCTATACTTGTTCCGTTAGGCATACGAATGATCGCGCCCTGCCTTGCTGTTAGTTTCATTATTGCGCCAGGCCCTTTAACAGCCTCCTCAATGTTTTGCCGCAACAAATTTGTTCCGACATTTAACGGATCGGCCTTGACCACTGACTCAGCAAAAGCTTCTGTAACCTCAACCGTTCTAACTGATGTTTTTATGTTGGCAGGAACAGCGCGCTTTAACTCAGCTTCAGCAAACGATACCTCTACATCAGCCAACCCATCTAACTGACCAATTAACTCTTTAACGCTCAATTTAGACCAAGCTCGCATTGAATCTAAATTTTGCTTCATCAAAGCCCGCATCCTTGCAGCCTTGAACTGCGGCTTTTTGCTGCTTGGCATTTTGTCAATTCGCTCAAGCTCTTTCACAGCTTTGACAATCTGTCTTCTGTAAGATTCTAGTAATTTATTTGCGACACTATTGCTAAACCTGTTTAGATCTAACGCTTTGCGATAGTACGACGTCGGGATGCCAGCAACTCCGCCGTCTTTGATCGATTTTTTAAGAAGCCTTTGCTGCGTTGTTAGTGCCGCTGTCATGATTCATCATTCTCCTCCGCTGCTGCTTCAGGCATCGTAGTTTCGTCTTCTGGTTCAGGTTCAGGTGTTGGCTCAGGCTGATTCATTTCAATCAAACCACCAGTTTGCGTCGCCTCTAGCTCTTGCTCAACGTCAAAGTCATCGCCCAACACCTCACCGGCTTCTAGCTGTAGCAACAGCGTTTCCTGTGTGATCGTGCCTGCCGTGTAAAGCTGCAGCAACGCTTGGATCTCTTGCGGCTCCAATCGAGAACCCATAAAGTCACGATTCACAAGGCTGCTGCCAGCATTCCGCTCTTGCAGATAATCTGCATGAAAACGCAAGCAGTTGTCGATCATGTCTTGCATCTGCTGCGCGACAACCATCATGGTGCTGTCACCCTGACTGCGATCGATGCGTTTCGCTTCTGCTGTTTCGCCGACAAGTTTGGCACCAAGAACAGCAGCTAGACCAAGCTCATTGATCTGTGATGCAATCTGCTCAAGCCTGCGGAACTGCGCGTCGTAGCTGTTGCCTTGTGGTTCTACATAGCGGGCGTCACTGCCCTCAGGAAGCGCAATAGCTTCCCCTGGTCCTGCACTGATCTCTTCAGCAGACTGCGGGAATCCAAAAATTGCCAACATCGGCACAGCTGAGATGTGCAGCTGATTACTCAAATCTGATTGAACTTGATAATGCTGCAGGTTCAACTCAGCAATGTCGGCAAGCGGTGGGATTGACTCAAGAACACCAGTACGGTTCGAGTAAGCCACACTGAACGGAATCTCGCTAAGGCTTGTGCGCCCTTCGTCAACAACACGAAAATCACCTTTCTGATCTTTTTGATGGATCTCAAACGCGCCAGGCGTCAACACTCGCACCTGTTCGATTTCTTTTTCGCCATACAAACCGTCTGGGATCATAATCTTTTCAGTCAACCGCAGCTGGGTTAACTGTTGCTTACCATCAGCAATTTCAGAGCGCCATCCAATAATGTCGCGTGGAGAAACCGCAACCCAATATGGCCGCCCGTTGTCGCCAGCCTTAGGCGCATCAACTAAAACACCAACGTGACCATATCGAATGCAAATCCTTGCCGTTTGAAACAACCAGGTCTGTAAATCATTGCCCTGCAGGTCTACGTCGAACAGCTGCTCTCGAATTTGATCAGATACATCATCAAGCCGCACAGGCTTGCGCGTCAGCATCCCTGACAGCATCCGCTCTAGCCTGACGTAATACGGTGCCAAGACCGAACGCCGAAGTCTGTTGTCATAGCTGAAGTCTTGCTCTCGCGGTTCCTGCGGCAAAAACTTGCGGTGGCCCTTGCGGATTTTGTATGTTCCGCCTAGCAGTGTTTCAATCAAACCCCAGTGGGGCTCCATGTTGACCCAAGCAGTGTTGGGATCGTTCACCTGAGTGACGTTGCCAACACGCTGCCGACCACTGGAGAGATTTGAATACACAGTTAAGACCCGCCCAATGCCTGCAGTTTAGTAAAGCCTGATGCCTGTACCACGTCCAGCACGCGCGTGAAGCATGCTGAAGTCCCTGTAGACAAGGTAGCCAAGGGCGTCGTTCATGTGATCATACCCTGCATCTTTATCGGGATCACCTGCTTCGCTCCAGCTCTGCAGCTCCAAGCATTCGATCGTTCGCTTGCATTGTGCCGCAACCTGCAGCCTTACCTCACCTTTCCCATTTTCCAGCAAAGCCTGAACAGAAGCCACCCGATCACGGATGGGAGGATTGGCTTTCGGTGATTGGTTGCTGAAGCCATACGATTCAAGAATCTGTATGTCTGTCCGCGATGCGTTTGTGCTGCGGTTTCCGCCAGATGCGTCAGGGTAGACATAGACAGTTGAGTCGGGAAATCGTCTTCGTATTTCTTGAGCCATGGCGTCGGTGTCATGTGCGCCGCTGATCTCATCGATCAGGAGAAGTTTGTTGCCAAGACGAACACCAATGACTGCACTCATGTTGCCGATATTGAAGTCAACGCCCACGCGTAGTGGTTCCGCACTGACATCAGGAATATCGGTTGTGATGTGTTTCTGCCGGTCGAAACGGTCATAGACCTGACCAGTTGTTAGGTTGCAGAATTGGCCTTCTAGATAAGCCTGCAACAGGCTTGGATCGTAGTTGGCCTGCAGCCGTTCAATGAAGTCTTGGGGCAGATGTGGATTGTCTGCCGTCCGCATTCTAATCAGTTTTCGATCTTTGCGCTGCTGTGCCTCCTCTGTGCCAAAGGTGTTCCACATCCAGCGAAAGCCCTCTGGCGTTGAGGCAGCACCAAACTGGCGCACGTTGCCAGCACGAAGACGGCCAAGGATCTTGGGGAATGCCTTTTCTGCAATCGACGGCGTCACAGTGTCGATTTCATCAGCCAACACCCAAGCCAAGTTGAGGCCAATAATCCGACTCCAGTTCTCGAAGCTACGGCAGAGGATCTTTGTGTCAGCCCCAAGATGCAAAACGTACTCCGGCAGTGGAGACGCTCTGAACGTGTACGGGATATCGTACTGCTCTAGGAATTGTTCAAAGTCGTTCTGCCAGATGTCACGAATCAGCGGGCCTGTTGGCTCCATAACGCAGCCGATAAAACCTTGATTCAAGATTGACAAGATGACAGCCTTTGCGGTTAGCGACCGCGTTTTCCCAGCCCCATAGCCCGCAGAGAGCCCAATAATCTCAGTCGTTTGATCATCAACAAAAGCAAGCTGCCCAGGGTGCAGGTCAGCTTTGATACGTTGAATCAGCTCGACTGTGCCCTCTTGTGTTGGCGGGGTTGCGAAGGCTAGAAGCGGCTCATCTTCTGCGATGCCAGTCAATAACGGCATCAGATGTCGAAGCGCAGGAGCTTGGCTTGGGTCTCTAAAGCTTTGATTGCTAGCTGCAGATTTTCGTCACGACCTGCCTTTTGTTCATATTTTACAAGTCGGGCGATTGCAGCAGCCAACCACTCTGGGCGTTCAATCTCTGAGTCTTTAGCAATGAGCAGCCTTGCGCGTTGCATGTAGATATCTGCGGTTCGCTCGCTGACATCCCATTGCTCTGCCGCATATTGCAAAATATCAAAACGAGAATATGACTTAATTAGCAAGCCATAAACGGTTCTGACTCTGCTTTCAATTTCTGCGTTTGTGGATTTAGTTGATTTTTTAGCCATGCCCTGAGGATACAGGGTGAATGGGTGAATTGTAGCTTAGCTGTGAAGGTGTTGGTGCATTTTGCGCCAGTAGGCTTGGAGCTGGTTGGTTTTTGGGGTGATCAAGTGCTGTGAACTAACGATTCCTCGATAGTTCCCGACTGTGATCTGGACTGAACCATCTGGGAGGGGCTGGATTTTTGGATTGGGCATAGAGGGCTGAGAGGTGCTGCTCATAGCGCTGAATGGCGTCGAGTTCATTTTGACGCTGTTGAGAACGAAGGGACATGATGAGAGAAGAAATTTGTTGTCGGGGTATTGATCGGGCACCTCTCCCGCCTTGCTTTTCCCTCGGGCCGTGAGGGTGTTGTATAGCTTTCAACCGTATCGGGGGGAAACGGCATCAGGCACCCCGACGTGTAATTAGGTTAAATAGTGCTGTTTGTAGTTTGAATAATTATTTAGAAGCCATTCTCTAATTGCAATAGCACCGAGCTGAGATATTGGAA